TGCCGGTGGTGCCGTTCGTGAACCGTCACCGGCCGACGCCGCTGGCTACGGTCGCCGGCGACGACGGCCGTTCGGACATGGAGTCGGTGATCCCGATCGCGGATGCGGCGGCTCGTGCGCTGACGAACACGCAGCTCGCGCAGGAGACGATCGTCGCTCCGCAGCGCGCAGTGCTGGGTGTCTCGAAGGGCGACTTCGTCGACGCGTCCGGGAACCCCCTGCCGGTGTGGGAGTCGTACTTCTCGTCGGTCTGGGCGACCGCGAACCCGAACGCGCGCGTGCATCAGTTCGATGCGGCTCCGATGTCGAACTTCGCGGATCTCATCACGATGTACGCGCGGCTGGCGGCTTCCGTGACGCCACTCGCGGTCGAGGACTTCGGTCTCGCGACGGACAACCCGCCTTCGGCTGAGGGCCGGCGTGCGGGCGAGACGAAGCTCATCAAGCACACGGAGCGGAAGCAGACGCAGTTCGGTCATGGCTGGGAGGCCGTGAATCGTCTGGTGTTCCGGTTCCGTGATGGCGACTGGAACCCGGATGCGCGCCGCATGGAGACGCTGTGGCGGGATGCGGGGACGCCGACGAAGGCGCAGGTCACTGACGCGGTCGTGAAGCAGTTCCAGGCTGGCCTGGTGGACTGGGAGACGGCGCAGGAGGAGATCGGTCGGTCGCCGGAGCAGATCGCTCGCATGAAGGAGCGCCGTCAGGCGGACATGCGTGACGCGATGATGGCTGGCGTCGAGGCGTTCGGTCGCGCCGATGGCACGGTCTGATCTTTCGGAGGCTCGGCGGGCTCGGCTGGCGGTGACGGCTGAGAAGGCGTCTGCAGTGGCTGTGCGGACGTGGCGTGAGGCTGACGTGGCGCAGTTGGATGCGTCGTGGGTGGCGCTCGCTCCTCGGATCGAGCGGGCCGCGACGGATGCGCAGGCATCCGCGGTGGCTGGCGCGAACCGTCATGTGGCGATGCTCGCCGCGCTCGATGGGGTCGAGGACTCGACGCCGATCGAGCCGCGCGCGATGGTCGGCGTGGACGGCTCGGGACGGTCGCTGCGCGGGCTCCTGCACGGCGCGGTGACGACGACGAAGCAGCAGATCGCTGGCGGGGCTGGTGCGGCTAGGGCTTTCGAGTCGGGCGCCGCGTACCTGTCGGCGATGGTGCAGACGGCGATCATGGATGTGGCGCGTCAGGCGGACATGTCCGCGGGCGTGGCGCGGAAGTACGACTACTACGTGCGTGTCGTCCAGCCTGGCGCGTGCTCGCGCTGTCTCGTGCTCGCTGGCGCTGTCGGCATGTCCGACTTCAAGCGGCATCCTGCGTGCAAGTGCTCAGTCGAGCCGATGACGCGCGAAGCGTACGCGGAGTACGACCCGTACGGGTCGCAATCGGAGGAGCATCTGCGGCGCACGCTGGGCGACGCCGGCTACGAGGCGTGGCAGCAGGGTGCGGATCTCGGCCAGGTCGTCTCGGCTAGGCGCGGCGCGCTCGTGTCCGCTCAGGGGTCGGCTGGCGGCTACCGGAGGGCGACGCTCCGGCGCGAGATCGTCGGTTTCGACGCTGACGGTCGCCCGATCCAGGTCTACACGACGCTTGAGGGAGCGACCCGGCGCGGCGTCTACGGACGGAACGAGCGGTTCCTGTACCAGTCCGACTGGGGTCGCGATCGCACTGCGGCGCGACGTCGGCTCATGCCCGAGTCGATCTTCACCATAGCTTCCAGCCCGGACGAGGCTCGCGTGCTGCTCATCGACGCGGGTTACATCAGCCCCGCACGCGCTTTCACAGGCTTCCCCGGACCCGACTACCAGGCTGCGGCGCGTGCGAACCGTGCCGCCGCTGACCGCATCTTCCAGCGCGCAGGGATCACGATCCAGCGCTGACCTACTCCCGACCGGCGCGACGCCGGCACGGGCCACCCACAGCGATTGAGGGGAACCACCCATGTCCGACAGCACCACGGTCATCGAGCAGCAGGGCGACCCGCAGCAGCTCGGTGACGCCGGCAAGAAGGCCCTGCAGGCTGAGCGCGACGCTCGCGAGCAGGCCGAGAAGCGCGTCAAGGATCTCGAGCAGCAGCTCACGACCGCCCGCGCGTCGTTCGAGACGGAGAAGCAGACCCTGCAGGCGTCGATCGACGACCTGACGGGCCAGCTCACCAGCGAGAGCGACCGCGCCGCGACCGCGGAGCGTGCAGCGCTCAAGGTCCGCATCGCAGCCCGCAAGGGCCTCCCCGAGCACCTCGCCGACCGCCTGCAGGGCGATGACGAGGCCGCTCTCGAGGCGGACGCTGACCAGTTCGCCCAGCTCGCTGTCGGGCAGGGCAAGACCATGCCGAAGCCGGATCCTTCGCAGGGCGCGAAGGGCGGCGGAGGCGACACCTCTGTGGCGCAGCAGTTCGCTGACGCCGTCAAGAACCAGCTCTAGAAAGGACACCTCTCATGGTGGACATCAACCGGGGGACCACGGGCGTGAACCTGCCCGTCGCCGTCTCCAACGACATCTGGCAGGGGGCGATCGACGAGTCCGCTGTCATGCGGCTCGCTCGCCGCATCGACCTGCCCGGCTCGGGCGTCTCGATCCCGATCATCACGGGTGACGCGCAGGCGGACTGGGTCGCGGAGACTGACGAGAAGCCGGTCTCGCGTTCGACGTTCTCGAACAAGATCATGCGCGGCTACACGCTCGCGGTGATCGAGCCGTTCTCGAACCAGTTCCGTCGTGACCTGCCGGGCCTGTACAACGCGCTCGCGCAGCGCCTTCCGGGCGCTCTGGCGCGCAAGTTCGACCGCACCGTGTTCGGCATCGACGCGGCTCCCGGCTCGGACTTCGACACGCTCGCGGGTGCGACCGCTGTCGGCGTCGCCGGCGACACGTACAAGGGCCTGACGGCCGCGTACGGCGCGGTCGCGACTGGCGGTGGCGTCCTGAACGGTTGGGCCGTGTCGCCGCAGGCGCAGGGCCTGCTGCTCGGCGCGACTGACAGCACGGGCCGCCCGCTGTTCACGCCTGGCGTGCAGTCGGACTCGGTCGCGTCGATCCTCGGCGCTCCCGTCTACCCGACGAAGGGTGTCTACAACGCGGGCACCCCGAACCAGCTCGGCTTCGCCGGCGACTGGACCTCGGCCGCGTTCGGCACCGTCGAGGGCGTTTCGATCTCGATCAGCGACCAGGCCACCCTGACGGATGGCGCGGAGACGCTGAACCTGTGGCAGCGGAACATGTTCGCTGTCCGGGCGGAGATCGAGATCGGCTTCCGCGTGCGTGACATCGCGCACTTCGCGAAGCTGACCGACGCGGCGCAGGCCTGATCGTGGCGACCCTGATCCAGCCCTACACGGGCGCTGAGGTCGAGGTCGACAAGGAGCAGGTCGACCGGTTCACGGCGGCGGGCTGGACGGTCAAGTCCAAGCCGGCCGCGAAGTCCGAGAAGTCGGGCAAGTAGGAGAGGGGTGCGCAGTGGCCGCAACATCACCGGCAACGACTGCCGACTTGGAGGCGCGGTCGCTGCGCACCCTCTCTGCCGAGGAGATCGCGTGGGCTGAGACTGCTCTCGAGGACGCGTTCTCGCAGATCGTGCAGCAGGTGCCTGGCGTCGGGTCGCGGATGGATGCTTCTCCGGCGGAGGAGCGTTTCAAGCGGCTCGTCGTGCAGGTGCAGTGCGCGATGGTCCTGCGGGTGCTGAGGAACCCGGATGGGGTGCTCGAGACGGCGATCGACGACTACCGTCGCCGCCTGGACGCGGCTGTCTCGTCGGGTGCGCTGTACCTGTCGGATGCGGAGCGGGCGCTGCTCGCTTCGAGCTCGGGCGAGGCAACCACGTCCTCGTCGTTCACGATCCGTCCGTGGGCGGGCGCTACGCGCCGTCAGCCCGACACATGGGTGCCGTGGGTGCCGTGAGCGGGCGCACGAGCATTGACGAGGGGCGTCGGCTTGCCGAGTCCCTTATGGAAGACTCCTGGCGTTGCACGCGCGGCGGTGAGCGGGTCTTCGATGACACGACGGGCGAGTGGACGACCGTCCCGCCTGAGGTCGTGTACGACGGCCCTGGCCGACTGCGTGACCGGTCGACGATCGGGTCGCGGGAGGACGTGCAGGGTGTCACGACTGTGTCGTCGCAGCTGATCCTGTCTCTGCCGGTGGCGACGTCGGCCGGGATCAAGGTCGATGACCACCTGGAGTGCACGGCGGCACGCTCGGATCCGGCGCTGGTCGGCGTTCAGGTGCGTGTCACTGACCTGCATCTGCAGACGCATTCGACGGCGCGAAGGTTCACGGTGGAGGTCACGTCATGGCCGACGACTTGAATCGTCTGGCGGCTGATCTGCAGGCCGCGCCGCGTGAGGCGTGGCCGTTCATCGGTAAGGCGGTCGAGGTGACTGCCCGGAACGTGAAGGACGACTGGGCGGAGAACCTGGGCGGCGTGAACAACGCCGGCTCGTCGTTCCGGTACGTCGGCGGATCGGTCGACTACAGCATCACCGTGGCCGGCGCGAATGCCGCGCTCGCGGCGCTGACTGGCGGCGGCGGTACGGGTATCGAGGCTGAGATCGGCCCGAATCTGGGTCGCCGTCAGGGCGCGTTCGCTGGCTGGTTTGAGGAGGGTCAGGCGAACATCCCTGCTCTGCATCCTGGCCAGGCGGCTCTCAAGGCGAACGAGGCCGACTTCGAGCGTGGTCTTGCGATCGCTGTCGAGGATGGTTTGCGGAAGGCGGGCCTCTGATGGCGTCTCGTCCGCATACGAATGCGCTTCTCGCGTGGCTGCGTGAGGTTCCTGAGCTGGCGCAGATTGTGTTTGACGGTCGTGTGACTGGTCAGGCGCCGACAAGGTATGTCCTGGTCTTCCCTCATTCGATGGAGCATGAGGTTGACCGGTTCGCGGGCAGTCAGCGTCCTCTGGTCGTGCGCCACACGCTGCATTGTGTGGGGTCGGTTCCGGCTGAGGCGCAGTGGCTGGTGGACAAGGTGCAGGCGCGTCTGGTGGGCGCGCGTGTCCCGGTGGCTGGCCGCAGGTCGGGCCGTGTCAGGCATGAGTCGGGTGATCCGATGCGGACTGACACGTCTGCTGGCACGCCGGTCTACTTCTTCGCCGATGACTACGTGTGGGAATCGCAACCCGGAGGGAGCCAGTGATGGCTGAGAGCAAGGCGTGGGCGCGTGACCGCGCTACAGGGAAGGTCGGCGAGTACACGGAGGCGTTTCTCGCCGCGTGGCCGAACTCGTATCTGCGGGTTGACCCGCCCAAGAGCAAGCGCGATTCCGCGCCGAAGATCAAGAAGTCGGCCGCCCGGTCGTCTTCCACCGCCTCACCTGAGGCACACCAGGAAGGAGGCGCGTGACATGGCGCGCACTGTCAGGATTCCCCGCAACGTCGACGTGGACACGAACGTCTCCATTGTCGTCATCCCGAAGGCCGATCTGCCCGACCCGGAGGCGCCCAGCGCGGCTGTCCTCTCGGCGGCACCGGACGTGACCTACGAGCACACGACGGACGGCGCTTCGCCCACGTCGTCGCAGACCACGGTCGGCGACCCGCGGTTCTCGCTGCGTGACGTGCCGCAGAAGGCCGGCCCGGTGACGCAC